GATATTAGCGTTTCCAGTGGTCGCTGTCGATGCACTATTCACCGAAGCCGTCATACCCACCATTGTATTGGTGGTAAAGAAACTACCTAATACGACTGTACCAGAGACTCCAGTTACAGAAACATTAGCCAAGCCTGTGATCGTAACCGCGCCAACAGCCCCTGTACCGGCAACTCCAGTTACAGAAACATTAGCTTCGCCAGAAACCGTGGATGCACCAACGGATCCAGTCGCAGTTACGTCGTAGGCAACATTGGTATTCCAAGTGCCTGTGTTCCATCCTTGTAAGGAGCTGTTCCACCCCTGAAAGGCTGCAACCGGATCGGCCATTAGGCTATCCGGATGATCGCGTTAGATGCGTCAGCAGTGGGAAAAATAATGGTGAAATCCCCAGAACTGGCTGCTTTATCTGCGCCGAAGTCTAACACACAAACCGTTGGATCGCCCGTAGCCGCTTCATTAAATATCAAAGCGCCTCGAACTGCCGAGATGGTTACGTTAGAAAACACCTCATCCGCAAAATCAACTAAAGCTGTTGTACCAATAGCGACCGGAGTAACACTGGTCAGGAAATTTCCTTTCGCGGTGTAGTTTGTGCCGCTGACCTCGTTGCCAGAGGTGTATGCAGTAGTCGCAGCATTAAAAGCAGCATTGTTGTCATACATAGCCAGTTTAAACTGGTTACTCGCTACTGTGAAATTATGAACACCCTTCATTAGTTCAACTTTGAACGAGGTGCATAAGAAGTTTCCATTAAAAGCCATTTACATTTTCCTTATATATTCTGCCAATTTTAACTGACCAGCATCTTTTATTGCATTATATACCGTAGTTCGGTCACTTTGAATAGCCTGTTTCATATAGATAGCTACGACTTTCTCAACCTCTTCTCGGTACGCAAACGCCTGATCCCGTATTTCGGTGGGCGCATTTTCGGAAACATTTATAATCTTGTTTACACAACGCTTCGCGGTTTCTTCAGGAGTAAAGCCACGGTTATCCGTAGTTTCCACTCCCACCTTAAAATCATTAGACATTGATACGCCAAAAGACATATTGTTCATTGTTTTTGCCTCACCACTGGTCCAGTTCTATACTCATCCGTAACCTCTTTACTCTCGCCAAGTAGCTTGAGTCCCATAATGGCTTCTACAAAACGCTTTTCATACAAGACTTGCATGTCTTGTTCGCCCTTCATAAATACATAAGCTTCCATTAAACTTCCATACAAAAGAGCTAAGTCTGCGTTTTCACTAATCCAAGTTTCAGTAATGTCTGGAACAATCTTTTCTGACGTTGTTCCGCTGGGAACGCTATTAATTACCGCAACAGCCCCACTGGTGTTTCCCACCAAAGCTGTTCCTGAAGCCGCTGTTCCTCGCGGGTAAGAACTTTTAACTCCCGCAGGGAAGTTAGCAGTCAAGGTTGTGTTGCCAGCCCCAGTTGTTCCAGTAACAACAAACGAAGAGTTTTCGACAGACGCAGTTGCGCCAGCAGGAGTTGCTATAATAGTTTCTCCAGCAGAAAAAACTGTTCCGCCAGTATATGCCACCGAAAACGTGGTCTGGCTCTTAGTTAAACTGGTTGGACGATAGAAGTAACTAAGTTCAACCGCATAAGCACTGTCAGGGGTTGGGCTTAAAATAAAATTGTTTAAATCATATTGAGCGTAATAACGAGGAGCGCCTGTTGCGGCAGGATTAGGATTAAAAGACTGAATAAAGTTGGAATCTTTAAAATCTAAGAAAACGTAGTTTCCAGAACTATTGGTAAACGACAAAGCAAACGGCGCTAAAAAGTCACTAGGGACCCCTAAGAATTTATTAGAAGCCGACATTGCTCCAGCGTCGTTCTTTTGAAACAAACTCAACTGAACATTCTTTAAGATACGTTCTTCTGTGTTTTTAATAAAAACAGGAAGATTACTTACAAACGTAGTTTCATCGTTTTCAGTATAATCTAATATAGCCTGTTTTAATGTGGTGTAAGTATAACTCATGATATAACCACCGTGACAACTCCTACAAAACCAAAAACCCGGGTTGGTCTAGGTTGCGGTTCCTCTACTAAGGGAATACCAACATAAACGTCTAAGGTCTCTTTTCTATCCGGACGCGCATCTTTGAGGGACTCGGGATCCGACACTTTACGAAACGGACCTAGTTGAGGCTGTTTAGACTCAAACTCATCCCGACCAACAAGCAGACCATTCCACTCTTTGCGCATGTCTCTATACCGATACCGGAAACCGGATCGATCAGAGATCGCGTAAGAGTTTCTACCTGTTGCAAATTTGCTCATCAACCCACCCTGTAATAATCGTATTTTGGAACAACGTTAAACGATGCCCGGTCACGATCTTCAGTCATAGCGCGTTCAAACTCTTCTTCATACATAGCTTTTAACATCTGAACACGATTAGGAGCCCGCTTTACCGAAATATAATAAGCCAACCCTGCGGCCAAACATGGATAAAACCTAAACGGCATGTCCATATTGTTTATAAAGGTATCGGCATCGTCCATGCGTGTAAGAGCATTGTAAAAAATAACATCAGTGTCGTTTTCTGGAGTAGGCCAAATCCTTAAAATCGGCGTAACCTGACGATCTAAAAAGAATTGGTTAGGCCGAGACTGAGTGGTCTTGTTAGGAATATTAATATAGTCATCTCTACTTAACCTAGACAAAGCAAAGTCTGTCCCGTCCCGCCGAACTACCACAGACAAAATATCTATATTGCTTCTTACGTTAAAAAAATCTACCGCAGAAGTTACAGTTGTACTAGCACCACTTGTTTCACCTACAATAGTTTCACCCGCAACAAATGTCCCTGAAGGTATAGTTATAGCAAAAACAGTAGCAGAAGTAGCACTTGTTAGTGAAGCAGTAGCACCACTTGTTACACCTGTAATATTTTCACCCAATCTAAAAGCGTTAACAGTCCCTACTGTCATATTTAATATTCCGGCAGGATAATCAGCAATACCTGTAACTAACGGCAAAGATACCTGCTTAATAGTCCACTGATTTAAACCCCGGTTAGCCCATTCGGCAAGCATCAGGTTTAAAGATCGTTTGGCGGATTTAAGGTCGTAACCCGTTCTAACCTCTAAGCCACACCGCTCAAAAGCTTCTTCAATATAATCAGCTACATCAAGATCAAAATCTACGCTATTAGAAACCGCCATCTCATTCCTCGCTGTAAATATTGTCAAATATTTGGGTTACATCTAATGTATAGTCTAAATCAGATTTAGAATAATGTACATGCTGCGAAGGTTTGAAGTCTGGAGCGCCTTCTCCGGTTTCAAACCACGCAGGGTGAGTTACCCGCACACGATTGTTAGGTAACGCTACAATGTTTCCGGTCCACTCATCAGCATCTAATAGCTGCATAACATGAGCTTGTTTGTGTTGAGCCGGATCATCTGCAACGTCGGTATCTGTGTAATCAACGGTAAACATATATTTAGCAGGGAAAAACCTGCCATCTATCTTCGCCATCCAAGGACAAGGAGTAGCCCTGTCTAAGGTATATACAGCGTGTGTATGTGAAGGGCAGTCCCAAGGTTGTGCCTCGTGTACAGCCATAGGCTTGGGCCAATCTTCTAAAGGCTCATCTGCAACCAAGGCAGTTATAGGCATACGAGCCCACATTGCACCACCGTGAACATTAGCATCGCCGTCCTCATCAGCTTCGCAACCCGTAAAGATTACTTGAAAGCTTAAACAACGGTTGGGCATTGTTGTTACGGCAATGACCATAGCGTGAAGGAACTCGCCGTGATAACGCTCATGATTGACCGTATACTCACGACGAACCCAACACTTAAAGTGAGGTATGTTACTTTGCAAAAAAGGCATTTATTTATTTTTTCTTAGCCGCGCCGCCGCGCTTCATTTTAGCCGCGCCGCCTTTAGCAAAGCCTTTTTTCTTCATCATAGCGCCGCCTTTAGCAAAGCCTTTTTTCTTCATCATAGCGCCGCCTTTAGCGTAACCTTTTTTCTTCATCATAGCGCCGCCAGCGCGTTTCTTCATAACACCACCCGCGGCTTTCTTTGCAACAACTGGTTTTTTCTTTGTGGCTCCACCTTTAGCGTAACCTTTTTTCATCATTTTCTTCATGATACAGATCCTTTTGTTTTTTTACGTTTACGTCCTAATACTATTCCACAACCCCTAGCCACCACTGTTCC